CGAGAAAGCCTCTGCGCAAATGCCCGGCATTGTAGAGAATCGATTTAACCAACTTCAAGAAATTGAAGGTATTTTAGAATATCTCAATATCGAACTTCGTAGACTTCGTAGTCAACACTTTCGTAAGTATCTTGAAAACTATCAACGTCAGCTGAGCTCTAGAGATTGTGAAAAGTTTGTAGAAGGCGAAGCTGACGTGGTAGACTTTGAAAAGATCATCAACGATTTTGCGCTACTTCGAAACAAGTGGCTAGGCATTATCAAAGCATTAGACATTAAGCAATGGCAATTGTCAAACATTGTTAAACTACGCACCGCAGGATTAGAAGACGCAACACTATGAACATCTTATTAACGGGCGGATTAGGTCTAATAGGCCACAATGTTGTTGCTCGCCTGGAAGCACTGGGCCATACAGTTATTATTACAGATATCAGAACCAATTACGGTTTAATTCCACAAGAAGAATTAGATTACTTGATTGCGGAAAGATTAAAGAAAATTCAAACAACAGAAATATACCGTATCGATATAGCCGATACTGATGGCATCGACTTCTTGTTGCGTAAGTTTAATCCAGACACTATCATACACCTTGCTAGTTTTCCAAGACAAAAAGTAGTTAATGCTAACCCTGCGCTTGGTTCACGCACTATGAGCGAAGGACTACTTAATCTCCTAGAATTAAGTGTAAAGTATAATGTAAAAAGATTCGTATACACAAGCTCTAGTATGGTATACGGTGATTTTAAAGATTTCGTTAAGGAAGACGCAGTGTGTAATCCACAAGGCCAATACGGCATTATGAAACTTGCCGGAGAGTGGTTAATCAAAGACTATACACGCAAGTATGGATTAGAACATATAATTTTCCGTCCAAGTGCAGTGTATGGACCACTCGATGTAGAAGATCGTGTTATCAGTAAATTCTTACTAACTGCTATGCGTGGCGGTATTCTTAAAGTAAATGGCGTTAATGAAACTTTAGATTTTACCTACGTGGATGATGCAGCTGACGGAATTGTAGCGGCTACTCTTGCAGAAAATACAGCAAATAAAACCTACAATATAACTAAAAGTCATAGTAAGACATTGTTGTCTGCTGCTGAATTAGCAGTTAGTCTAGCGGGTAAAGGCACCGTTGAAGTTAAAGAAAAAGATGCTGATTTTCCCAGTCGTGGTGCATTAGATAGTTCGGCAGCACGACAAGATTTTGGGTTTAATCCCAAAGTTGACATCGACGAAGGATTTAAAATTTATTACAATTGGCTTAAATCTAGCAAATTCTATTCAAAAAATCTTGGTCATGGGGTTTAATTTTATATCCCATAGTTTTTGATCTTCCCATTTATACATACCATACGGCAAAAATTTTTGTTCTAACTGATGTTGAAAAAACATTTTATCAAACACAAAACTTTCTAATTTTAATTTTCCCTGCCTTCTATTACAATCAAAAAGTGCATCAAGATTATAAGGAAGTTTTAATGTTTGAAAAAAAGTTAAATCAGTTGACTGTATAATAGAAATTAAATCATCTCTATTTTGTAATAGCGCAACTCCGAAACTCCAGTGATCTCTCTTAAATGTTCTGTAGAAGTCTAAAGAAAATCCATCTAACTTATTTTCTAAAAAATAATTTTCAGCCATTACTATTTTTGTTTTTATTAAATGTATATCAAATGTTATAAACATTGTATCGTCAGCATCTATTAACCAAAATGGTTCGTTGCTGCTTTTTTCATAACAAGATAGATTTGATGCCGCAACATTTTTCCATCTTTTTGATTCTAATAAATGATCGATAGGTTTAGATAATGCGTAGTTAGAATTTATAAATTGATATGAAGAATAATTTACAAATTGTTTTGGAAACTTTAAGTTTGAATCAAACATATCACAGATAATGTAAATGTTTCTATCTGCAAATACAGTTAACCAAAAATTTAAACATTGCATCGACGACGGATTTTCTCTAGGGTCTTTATTATACTTTAAGAAAATATTTTTTATCATACTTTACCTCTAAATTTTCTATGTTTGCTGAAACCAGTGCGTTTACTTTTTTTGCTGATCCAATGATCAAAATATTCGCCAATTTCACCAACCGCAATAGGGTCTATAAACGAACTATACTTACCTGATAAATTTTTAAAAGATAATTCAGACTGTAATCTAATATGATCAAACGCCCCACAATCACACCACGATTCTAACTCAAACAATTGATCTTTATTATATAAATTAATAAAATTTTCAAAGAAATTCTTCGCACCTGGATTATGCATATCATATAAAATAAATCCAGTTTCAGTTAATAGTGTGTCTCTACCAATATACCCACAAAAATGATTATCTAGCCAGTTAGCTACAATATCTCCATTAAATAATTTTAATGCTGCAACATCAGCATCTAAAAACAAAAGATATCTAGTATCGGTCGTTTTAAATGATTCGTATTGTGCATATACTTTATGGCAATAAGTATCCCATTTTCTCCCAACAGGATGCATATCTTTAGTGCCTTGCCTACCAATTAAAGTATTTCTTTCTAGAAAATCTAATTTTTCTTTGGAGTCCAAAAAATAAGTTATCCGTTGATCGATTATTGGTTCAAATTCTGTATGGAAATGAAATTTAATATTAGGGTCAAAATAACGAAACCAGGTAGGAATTGATCGATTACCGTATTGTTCCCAAAGGTTCTTAGTGAATGTAGACACCACTGTTAGACTATTATTGCTCATGTAAATTATTTAGCCAATTAAATGCGCATATAAATATTGATATGAATTTACACATTATTGTTCAAGCAGGCGGCAGAGGAAGTCGATTAAGACACCACACATGGAATAAACCTAAATGTTTAGTTAGTGTTCGAGGAAAACCCTTATTATATCATTTGTTTGATCGATTTCCTACAGCAACCTTCCATATAGTCGGCGATTATGCCTACGATCAACTTGAAAAATATCTACAGGTAAATCCACCAACAGTTGAATATATCTTAACTCAAACTAATGAAAAGGGTACGGCCAGCGGAATCAATAACGCTCTTAAAAATGTTCCTAAAGATGCTGAACTTATAATTACATGGAGTGATTTAATTATTGGAGAATTTCCAACCATTAAAGAAACTAACTTACCTGTAGTAATTACCACCAATGCCTTTACCTGCAGATGGACACAGAACGATGCAGGAGTGTTAATAGAACAGCCGGGTCCTAACGGCATTCCTGGAATATTTTATGTTGCTCGTGCAGAATATTTTCCTGAGCCGCCACCAAGTGGAGAATTTGTAAAATGGTTTAGCAAAAACGTAATACAATTTAATACAGTATTATGTAATGACTTAGAAGAACTAGGCGACTTTTCAACTATTGAAACACAAAACGATCGAGCAGGGTTTAGTAGATTTTTTAACGAAGTAAAGATTAAAGAATTTACTGTTGAAAAACGTGCAATTGATTCTAACTATCTACATCTAATAGGAAAAGAACAAGATTGGTATAAGAGTGTTAGTGATCTAGGATTCCGTAGAATTCCAAAGATTATTTCAACAGATCCATATGTCATGACTAAAATTAATGGACATCATGCATATCAAATGTTAGACCTCACCGAACGTGAAAAACGTGCGGTGCTAGCCGACTATCTAGATTCACTAACGGCCTTGCACGATCTATCTACTAGGCCAGCAGTTGCTGAAGATGTTGTTGATACTTATATTACAAAAACATTAAATCGTGTTAATAGTGTTTCAAAAATAATTCCTAATTTTGATCAAGACTCTATTACAGTTAATGGCTTAAAATGTAAGAATATATTTTCAGAAAAGCACAAACACTTGTTTGAAAAAATAATTAATGCAATACAGCCGCAAGTGTTTACCCCTATACACGGAGATCCAACATTTAGTAATAGTCTTGTAGATAAAAATTTAAAAGTGTGGTACATAGATCCTCGTGGGTATTTTAGTAAGCCGGGAATATGGGGAGATCCTATGTATGACTTTGCCAAGGTATATTATAGTGCTGTTGGCGGTTACGACATGTTTAATCGTCGAAAGTTTAAACTTCATATTGACCAAGAGACAGT